GTTTGTTCCATCGGCGCCCTGAAAACTGATTTGACCTAAATCATCTCCCGAAGCAACACTGCTACTTCCGCCCACCGAGCTTGATCGTGTTTTTGCAAGTACAAAGGCTGCTCCACCCGAGCCTGCGTCAACACGGGTGATAGAAACAAGACCTGAAGTAGTTTCAACTTGCAGATCTGGGGAGGAGCCGCTGAAAATGTTGCTACGCGCAGTAGACGTGCCAACTAACAGGCGTCCGCTGGAGTCGATGCGGGCGCGTTCGGTATTATTCGTAAGGAACGTCATTGCAGCGTTTGAAAACTGGTTAAAGTCAACCGTCCCGCTGTTGCCGTTCTTTTGGATAGCGAAGTAATCACCACCGCTTAAATTGGCACCATCAGCATCCAACCAAACCTGAGCCAAGCGGCTTGTGGCTGTGGCGCTTGAGGTGCTTCGGAATCCACCGCCAGCGTTATTTGCTGCGGTGGCATCTCCAGATCTGAACAAAGAGATAATGTTGTCGCCAGATGGACCAGCAACTTCAAGCTGGTAGGACGGAGTAGCGCCAATCCCTACACGCCCTGATGCGTCAATACGCATCCGCTCGTGGGTAAAGCTTGAGTTAGTTGTCCATCCTCCAAAAGCGATTGCGTGACCAACAGCACCTCCAAATGCCACAACACTTGGAGATGGAGTGCCAAGACGGCCAGTTGCATTTACATTATCTGTAAACTTAATTGCAGTAATCCCACTACCGCCAGTTACATCAAGAGATACTTCGGGCGCAGAAGTCCCCACGCCTAGTCGCCCTGAGGAATCCAGACGCATGTATTCACTACCGTTATGGTTGCGAAACTGAGTGAAACCTGATGCCCCTTGCGTAATGAAATTATCTTCGTTAGCGCCATTTCTGAAAATAGTTTGATAGCCAGCTCCCCCCATTGCAACAGAAAAAAGAGTGTCAGCTTGGATTTGTCCATTGCTAACAAGTAAGCGGCGAGACCCACCAGTGCTGATGGCTACTTGGTCTGCGCCGGGTGAAAAAATGCCAGTATTTAGATCGCCAGTAAAAGTAAGACTTGGAGTGGCAGCAGCGCCAAGTGGATGAACTACAGGCAGTGTTGATGTGACTGCTGCGGTATCAGTTGTAAGACGTTGAACTCCATTGGTTGCAACGGCTACTTGGTCTGCTCCTGGTGAAAATAGCCCAGAATTTAGGTCGCCGGTAAAGGTGAGGCTCGGGGTGCCTTGTGCCCCCAGTGGCACATCAATCGGCAATGTGCTTGTGAGCGCCGTGGTGGTGGAGGTCAGTCGCGCCGTACCGCCGGTAACGATTGCGATTTGATCGCCACCAGCAGAGAACAGACCAGTGTTGGGGTCACCGTCAAAAGCAACGCCAGGGAGTGCAGCCGTCCCAAGGCTGGCGTTCTTCATCACGTTGGCGATGCTGACCTTCTTGGTCACGTCGCTGGTGACATCAACAATCGGCAGCACGTCCGTATTGACCGGATCCGTGTAAGCCGTCAGGTCGGTGATCTTAGTGGTCGCCATCGTGGAAGCTCCGGTAGGTTGAGTTTAGGCGCGGCTCAAGTCTTGATACAAGCCAGCAGCGCGACGTTTCTGGGACGTGACTCGGTGCCACCACTGGAGTTAATAGTGATACCGGTTGTGACGGTGCTGGTATTTTGATTGAAATTGGTGAAACTCTCTGGACCGCCAGTTTGTCCTTGTTCAGTTTGTGATCCTGGAAATACTGCGGCACCTGTGTGGAAGTGCCCCGGATCAGTGATGGTGTGATTATGCGCCAGATTCGCGCTGCTTTGTGCGGTGCCTAACCCGCGCCCGCTATCAATGCCACGCCCATCATCCAAACTACGGACAAATTCACCGCGAAGTTCAGGAACATTGAAAGTGGTTGAGCCATCGCCAGCGCCGTAAGTAGTGCCAATCGCAGCAAATAATGTGGCAAATGTTGTGCGGCTAATCGCTGCGCCGTTTGCCTTGATATAGCCGGTTGGTGCCGTACTCCTGGCGGTATAAATTACCGTGCCAGCCGGCGTCATATCAGTCGGTGTAATAGCGGCAATCTGGGTGTCAACGTAACCCTTGTTTGCCGCCATGTTGGTGGTGCTTGGATTGCCTACCAGCGTCAAGTTGCCGGTCATTGTGCCGCCAGCTTTGGCAAGGTAAGTGCTCGCCGCCGTGGTGATTTGCAGGTATTTACCATCTGCAAACGATTCGTCGATGCCGTCGGGATCCACGCGCACCCAGTTGGCGCCATCCCACATCTTTAATTCGTCGGGCGTTTGGCTGGTGTCTTGCCACAGTTGACCCAATGGTGGGCTAGCAGGCGCTGATGAGCCGGGATTGGTAATGACCGATGAATACGGCAGGAACGACACGATGGTGAACGTGGCGCCGTTCCACACCTTCAATACAGGCGGGTTGGTGCTGGTATCAACCCAGAGCTGACCGTTGGCTGGTGCTGCAGGTTGCGATGGTCCGACACTGGTGGCAAGCAAACCCAGCGCCAGGGCTAGGTTGTTGGCAGTGATCCGCCGCGTCTGGCTTCCACTGACACTGGAAAAGGGAAGGAGGTCTGCCGTTGCAATCGCTGTTGCAGCGGGAAGTTGCGAGATCCTTAAGCCAGCCATCTCAGTATCCCGCCACGGTGATGTCGATTAAGCCAGCCACTGCGGTGCCAGAGCTATTGACGCACTTCACTGTAACGCTGCTAGTGGTTTTGGACAGAACGATGGCGTTAATCGCACCAGTGCCCGTGTCCTGCAGCGTGAGCTGAACTGATTTGACGGCGCGGAACGTCTTAAGCAATGGGATTGCAGTGCCAGCCGCGCTGCTGCTGATCGCAACATCGTTCTGCGATTCAAAGACATCGGCATAGTCCAGTTCCAGGCAGATGCCGAATATCGCGCCGGGTGATTCGCCATCCTTGCTGCGGATCAGTGTTTGCACCAAATACACATCCTCAATAAGCCGTTCGTATGGTGCATACGGGTGAAGGATGCCAGATGATTCACCAGACAACACGCCGGTGCTGTAGGTGCGTTGTTCCGCAAAAATCTGATCGTTGTTTTCTTGGAAAATGTCATCGTCATTTTCTTGGAACAGCACCGTATCAGCACCAGTCAATGCGCCGATGCTGTGCTGGTAGCTAGCCTCTGCAGTGGTGGAAAGCAGCAGCGCACTTTCTAAGAAGTTGTTGTCAAAGTTCCAGCGATAGTAACCTTCAACGGCAGGATCAACCTGCTGGACACTATAAACATTAGTATCACCTGTTATGTAGTTGCCATTCTGTGCAGTAATGTATGTGCCGGCTTGTGTCACCAGCCAGTAATTATCAGAGACAACAACATCAACATATGTTCCCGGCCAGTTCACATCATCAATGCACTCGTCGTAGACAGCGTTACTGATTGGTGGTGCGCCGATGTTGACGAGGATTGTGGCGGGTACATCACTGCGCCATTGAGTTGCATCAACCGACTTGACCATGACGGTCCATTCGTCAGTGTCAAACAGGCTTGTCTCAAACCACTGTTGGGCAGCGGTCACGCCACCGGAATACAGTTCAATGCCCTGTTCCCATGTTTCGCTGGCGCTGTTATTGATCAGTCCGCCTTGCTTGTAGCGCACCTCGTAGGACACCACATCGGAGACCACACCTTGGTCCCAGCTTCCGTAAAGACTGCGAGGTAGTTGCCAGCTAAAACGTTTTTGCCCGCTGTTCGTATTCTCAACGACAGTGAATAGGCTGGGCGTAGGCGGTACGATCTCCTCGCGGTCTACCGTATCAAAGAGATAATCATCAGGGTTTTCGCCAAAGATTGCACTGGTGAACGCTGCACGGATTTGCCAGTCACCGGGCGCGTGGAAGGCAATGGTGTAGTAACCCGTCAGGGGAATATCGCTGACAAAAAACCAGCCATCAGCACCAGCAGACTTAACGCCTGGAATAACCGTTGGCACATCTGTTGGATAAACCCAGCAGCGATAACCCGTGACCCGTTCAGGGATTGGGCATGTGCCAGCGTCAATGATCAGGAGCTGGGTTCCGTCGGGCTGGTTCTGGTGACGGATTACGCCGTTGAACGCAGGATCAGATAAATCTGGGATTGCGGGATAACCCACAACACCTGCGTTAGCGAAGTCTGATTGCTTACCTAAGCGGTTAAGAGTAGCGACACGGAACTCATAGGAGTCGCCGAATACATGGTTGTCAATCGGCTGTTGGATATTTGTGGAAGAGACCTGAACAATGTCAGACCATTCGGTGTCACCGATCTGCCGCCATTGATAGCGGTAACCACGCACCAGCAGATCGTTTGAGTTGTTGGCTTGTGGCGCAATCCAGTGGGCACTGATTTGGTTTTGCCCATTGCTGAAGACAAGCTCCGCATATACGTTTGTTGGTGCGCCGACGGCAGAGATCAGGAAGCGATCTTTAGGGATTGCAATCGGCAGGTTGTTGTCAACGTAACCAAACTTGCTGGCGTTGTACTGGACGGCTTCTACTTGGAAGACCAGTGGATCAACTTCACTGATAGCAATGATTTTGTATAAAGCTGCCTCCATCACTTGCCATTCGAGCACCCATATTGCACCGACTTGCGTATTGACGATGCCGTTGCAACGGATCACAGTAAAAGCATCGTCATCCTGCGTGACGTAACCAATCAGTTCCAAGCCACTTTGCGTGGTGATTAGATCAAGATTTTGTGCGCCAATATTGTTGAGTTGACTAGCCCCAGACAGGTTGGAGTAATCGACGACATTGAGGATTTGCAGTAGTGGTTCGGTATGTGTGCTGCCATCTGGGAAGGTTTCAGTGTGTCCGTCTGGGACGACTAAGGTCAGGGTATAGGTGTTGGCGTCGTTGAGGTTTAGTACAGCGTCAAGTGTGATGCGGTTGTTCTCTGTGTCGATGGCACGGACACGTCCACCAAGGCGTTGACCTTGTTTGATGGGATCAGCGATCTGGATGATTTCACCGACGCCGGCTGCTAAACCTTCAGCGCCGATGCGGAAACTTACCTTCTCGGTCTCGTAACGATTGCTGAACAGCGTGTGCTTAGCGGCGCGTAGTGCTTGACCACGAGAAGTAACGCCAAGCAATCGCAAGTCAATCGGGTTGTACCCAAACTTCTCCAGCAGGACATCATCTTGCTGGTACTCTGTGACGCTGCGGTATTCCTGCTCGGGGTCGTCCCAGTTTGCAAGAACAACTGATTTACGTGCAGTTTTGGCAGTGCCGCTATAAGTGAAGCACGGTGAAGTGACAACGCCGTTGTCGTCTACTTCTTGGATGACATTGGCTTCGCTGAACTGCTGGACTGGAAGCTGTTCACGATCCTGCGTCAGGTATAGCTTGCCCTCGGTGTAATAGACCAAGCCCCTGAAGCAGGAGGCAAGGGCGTTGAGTACGTCGTAGACGCTACCGGCATTTTGTAGGAATACGTTACAAGTGAAACGTGGTTCGGTGCCGCCCATCCCATCGGGCACCAGTTCGTCGCAATACTGGCTGATCGTGAACAGATACCAAGGATCAATCGAAATCGTTGACATGTACCGCGCACAACCGAAGCGCGGGTTCAGCACAATATCCCGGAAGATCCAAGCAGGGTTATCAGTCCATGCGGTAGTAAATGTGCCGTCCCAGATGCCGGTGTAGGTGCGGGCTATGGGGTCATAATTTGTTGGGATTTGCACCCGCTTGCCACGGATGCGAACAGACAAGTCTGGAATACTGTTGAACTGTCTCGCGTCAACCTTTAGCGCCACCAGTGCGGTGTTGGGATAGGCAAACTTTTCGTCAATGATTTCGGTGATTGATTGCCATTGGATGGCATTTTGTAGAAATGCTGTATTGCTATCTGGCGTGATTCGTGTAACACGCACTTGCCATGGACCAGTGCCAGTCAGGTCAAACTCATAGGCACGTTGGAAGGCGCTGCTTGATTTGCCGCTGACATTTGGTTCGGTGACTGTATTAAATGGACCGCCGTTTGCTGACAAGCTGATTCTGTATCTGACGCTTGTGGCGCGTATATCACCGTTGTCAACGTTTGTTGATTGCAGTGCCGGATGACTGATGATGACGCGGCAACGTTCAACATCTACATCGCTAATCGTCCGAGTGATTGGACCGGTGGCAATAGTGACATTCGTATTGACACCCTCAGTGTTCTCAACAGTGCTGAACCCCAACATTGGGGTTTGTGTTTCATCCGTTCCGGTGCGGCTATCAATCGTGAAACCCGTGAAATTCCTCGTGCCGTCAGGGTTTTGGATTGGCGTTGAATCAAGGAAGATGTCTTCCTCAGCACTATTTGGGAAACCTTCGATCTCTCCTTCGCTGATGGCGTAGACAGTCTTGGCGA